AATTTCATGAAATCAGCAGTACTGATTCTGTCAGATTCATTTGATTCAGATAAGTTAATAGGATTAGATACAGGTGCTTGTAATCTTTCAGTAGAACTAATAGTTGTTAATTCAAGTGGTACATTTGAATCACGAATATTGTATTGTTGGTTTTTCTTAGTTTGCTGAGTTTGCTGAGTTCGTTGAGATTGTTCAGGTTGTGATTGAATAAATGGTTTTAATAAATTACTTAATATTTCTTTCATATTACTTGATTTTGTTTCAGATGATTTTGATTCAGATGTATTCGCCGAAGTTAATTTTTCTGAATCAGCTGAACCGCGTCTAGAACTAGATTTTCTATCTGAATCGGTCATTCTAATAATGAGATCATCTCCATTAGCTAAAGAAAGATTAACGCCCATTCTGTCAAGTTTTTTAGCAACAGATTGTTGTCCATTAATAACGGCTAAGTGAATAGGAGCATTTCCTTGGTTATTTTGTGAATTCAATACAAGTTGTCTAGTTTCAGAATCGAATAATCCAGATTTTAAATTAGCAAGAAGTAAATCAATACCTTTAAAGTCTTTTTGTAAAATCATTTGATGGAGTAAATTATTATTATTACTATCTTTTTTATTTATAGGAAGACTAAATTCAAACTCAAGAAGTCGGTGTATAAAATTTTTATTAGTCAGATAAACATTATGTAATTCATTTTCGAATTTTTGACTATGTGACATTTAAATATATATATATAAGAATACATTTTTTTTAAATTTTTAATAATATCTTGAAAAATTAAATATTATCTAGATATATAATATATTTATTTATCATGGCTAATAATGACAATAATCTTTTATTGATAATCCTTATCGGTATTGTTTTGTTTTGGATATTTAATATTAATACAGCTGAAAAATTTACAAACAATAATTCTATAAACTATTCTAAAAAAAGAAAATCTAAAATTAATAGTTTTGAACATTATAAGGAAGATACTAGTAAATTATCAGATAAATTTAGAGAAGAATCGCCATTACTAAATGATCAACATTTAAATGATCAACAATTAATTGATAACTTATTAAATAGGGAAAGAATGTCTGTTTCAGACGCACCAAAATCAATAAAATCACCTAATAGTTTCTCAAATGGTCTTAAACGTAATGAAAAACAACAACTTTTACAAACTCCACCACATAATCGTGATAATGCAGGAGCAAACAAAATGGCTCAAGATATTGCTAAACAATTTGTTCCCAATTCTCAACAAAAAATGACTCCTGGTGACAATCCTGTAGGACACTATTCTGAAAAACAAAATAGCATGAGTGCATTAGAACAAGGCTTTATGTTACTTCCACAAAACTTTATGCCAGATAAAAAGTTCGAAAGAGTCATGCCACCCGAATCAAGATCTGCATTAACATCTGATCAACTTTTACCAAAAGATGAAGTTAAAGATTGGTTCCAAGTTCCTAATAAAGATTTCAATTTAATGCAGGCTGTTGATTTAGAACTACCAGAAATTAAGATTGGTGTAGACACAGTTGGTCAAAGTCGTAAAAACGCAACTTATGATTTAAGAGCAGCACCACCATGCCCTAAATTTATAGTATCGCCTTGGTCTAACTCGACAATCGAACCAGATTATAACACAAGACCTTTGTGTTAAATTAAGTTATATTAATAAAAATAAATGGTACAATAGATGAGTGGACTTTTATACAAAAATAAATAATTTCAAAGCTATAACAATTGAAGTAGGTAATACAAAATATGATCTATTTTATCCTAATAAATATGAAATGTTAGACATAGTATATAATGGTATTATATCATTAAGTGCATTAATTTCAAATATAGTTTAAATTTATATTTAAGCCTAAATATAAATTTATATTTAAGCCTAAATATAAATTTAAATTTATTTTTTGTTATTTTTTTATTTATTTTAGTTATACATAAAACTATGTCAGACAATCAAAATTATTCTAATCCATCCGATCAACATAACGATATAGATGATGTCTTAAACTCTGATTCTGAAGATAATAAAACTAATAAAACTAATAAAACAGATAACGAACATCCTGAATCCGAAGATGAAGCAATTTTAGATATAGATGCCGATACAGAAACTATGAATGACCAAATAGCAAAACATATGGATAAAACTAATAAAGCTAATCCTAAGATAAATAATTCTAAAGATGCTCCCAAAAAAGTTATTACAATTAATAAAGAAATGTTAAAAACATTAATTATTGAATATCTTACTTTGGATGATTTAATTAGATCATATAAAGAAACTATAAAAGACAAAACTGAAGAAAAAAAACAATTTGAGAGTCAAATTTTGGAGCTAATGGGTGCATTAAAACAAGATGTTATTTTAACTGACAAAGGAAATCTCGAACGTAGTGTTAAAGAATCAAAAGGACCATTAACACCAGAACTAATTAAAACTACATTAACAGAAATATTAAAATGTTCAGAAACAGCTTCAACTTATACTGAAGCTATTAATGACAAACGACCAACAAAAGAATTAGTTGCCTTAAAAAGAAAAAATGTTGGTGATACTAAAAAAACCAAAACTTTAAAAGGACCATTAGTTAAAACAAAAGGTAAAGGTAGAGGAGCAGGAAGAAAAAAGAATAATGATGATCAAGATAATTTAGATGTTTAATAATTACTTGATCTGTGTTTTTGGTTTAAAATGTTGTGTATTAAGTAATTTAATGATTTTAAATTTACGTTTTATTTTATTTTTTTCTAACTTTTCATATAACTTAATATATGAAATGTGACAATTATGGCCATTCTTAAAATCACCTATAATATAATCTTCTATACCTGTAAATATCTGTAAAGTATTCATAATAGTACCACCATGTGAAACTATTATTATTTTTTTTTCAGGTCTATCATAAATTTGTTTAAGACCTTTTTTTATTCTTTTTGTAAAATCTGTATGTAATTCACTTTTATACGAATCATGAAATAACTTATTATTTTCATAATATATTTCTCGTTGTTTTATTGGATCAAATTCTTCATCATATAATAAAATTCTATCTATAAATTCTTTATAATATGGATCATCTTTTAATTCTTCATCTGTTTTTCCACCTAATTCACCATGACATTTTTCCTTGAATTCTTTTATTATTAATATAGGTTTAGTATATCCTACTTTTTCTGCTATAATTTTTGCTGTTTCATTCGCTCTATCCATTCCAGATGAAACAATTAAATCGAAAGATCCAGATTCTAAACGATAGTTTTCTAAATATGTTCCAGTTTTATTTGCTTGCTCTCTCCCAGTATCATTTAACGGTATATCATGTTCACAACCTTGAGCCCTATGTAAAATATTCCAGTCAGTTTGTCCGTGTCTAATTAAATAAATTTCTCTTGTTCTAGTCTGAATTATTTGATCTGACATATTTGATCTATATATATTTAATTATATGATATTTTGCAAATATTATTTATAGAAAACAAATACTTTTTTTTAATTTAAAATATTACATAAAATATTATAGATGATACCTAAGGATTTCCCACCTCAAAATAAACCATATATACCACCTAGTCGCTTTCCTGATAATAGACCTGTTTCAAAAGAAATTATTAAAACAGATGATACTAATTTGGGTGCTGCTATGGTTTCTGCAATTAATACTAATAATCCATCTGAAATACTTAATTTTTTTCAAACTAAACTTGGAGCATCATACAAAGATAAAGAAGGAAATACCCCGCTGCATTTTACAATGATGATTGATGAAAATAAACTTAATCAAAAACAAAAAATATTTATTGCAAAAAAATTAATGACAACTCCTTTCTCGATCTCCATTGATATACCTAATAATCAAATGGAAACACCTTTACATATGGCCGTTGTTAGACAATTAAATGAAGTTATCGATTTCCTATTATCTAATGGAGCTGATCCAAATTCTATTAATGCAAATCATCAAAATGCATTACATTTAGCTCTAATACCTAATATTCAACCATGTGAAAAAAAAGCATCACCCGAACCCATTATTAATTTAGAAAATGCAGTAACTGAACAAAATACTATTTATAATGAAGCATTAAGTGTTTTTTATAATAATCGTCGCCTAATTCAGCCTGCTGTTGAAATTATTAAATTTCATGCTTCTAATATTGATAATTTTTATGAAGACTATAAACAATCTAGAATTATATTAGTTAATGGTAAAATTTCAAATCCCGATACCCAGATTGAAACGTCTCTAAAAGATATACAAAATATATTTAATACTAATATTTATAGTACAACAACAAAACCATCAGATATTAAAAAAAATATTAATTATCAAACTATTAAATCAATTCAAAAAATCTCAGCTGAATATGAAACATTTATTAGATCAAGTTTAACTGATATTAATTTGGAAAATAGAGCTATTCTAAATTTATCTGAATCTGATATAGATGTTATTTGTAAACATTTATTATCTTCCAAAGGATCAGTTGATGATATTGAAAAACAATTAACAGATGCAAAAAATTCTATTAGAAACAAAATATATGATCAAATTGATTCTGTTTTAAAAATACTAAATGCTGGTTATACATATAATAGAAAAGATATACAAGGTCAAATGCCAATTCTAGCTCAAATGCCAGCTGCACCAGGACAAGGTGCTACGTTTGGACAAACAATTTTAGCTTTACGTCAATCATTTCAAGGTAATCAATACTACTTTATTAGAAATACTCGACAAGCGTATGAAAATTATCTAATAAATATTATCGGAGGTTATCCTTTTTATGGTCCTGGTGGTATAAATGACCAACAACAAGATAATGTTAAAAATTCTATTAGAAATGCGTTATTCCTAAATAGCACCAATGCCGCTAATAATGATAATCAATGTTTGAATCTATTTATCTATTTATATGGGTCACATTTATATTCTGATCAACCAGATGAAGATATTAGAGATAAAATTATCCAGTATTATAATATGTTGCTAGATGGTGTACAACAATATATGAAAACAGGTTCTGTTAATCCTACTATTGCAAATATTGCACCAGCTAATGGTATTGCCGGAACTATGAATCCACCTGCACCTGCAAATACTTTATTTAATATTAATACCCTACAATCAGATATGCAACTTCACCAAAGTGTTATTCAAAATTTAAATAGTATTCTACCAGGTCATATTAATACTCTAAACTTATGGTTAGCTTTGGATAATATTAAAGTCAGATTAGAAAATAATAAGTTTTATAATTTTGTTCCTAGTTTGGCTAATCCTAATCCACCACTATATTTATCAAGTCAAACATATAAACTTAATAATTTTCTATTAGTTCCAAATGCTACCAATAACTATTCTGCCCAATCAATCCATGGTGAAATATCTGATCAAAGAGGTAATCTATTACAAAATGCTGCAGCACTAGCAGTTGCACCAGATGTTCCTGTGCCAGGTTTAGGAGCAATTCCTATTGGCTATAATAAGTTACCAACTAGTCAAATTATGGACAAATGGGGTGTTTTTAATAAAGTAATACCTCCTGCTGTTGGAGCTGTACCCACAGCTCCAGGTCAAGTCCTAACAAATATTCTAAATCATTTAGCAAATTCTGCCTTACCTGCTAATGCATATGCAGGTTCGACCATAAATATCATCAATAACCTTTCTAAGTTAGGTGTTTTTGAAGGAGCTATTGATAATACAGTTGCAATTGGTGGTGCAGCTCCTGTACAAATCACTTCTGTTCAAATTGATACACTTATTCAAAGTATTTTTAATCAAATCCAGGCCGTACATAATGCTGTTATTGGTCCTGGTGGTGCTATTGCTGTAGGCAATATTAATGACCTACATAATAATCCAACACCGTTAGTAATTGCCAAAAATGCTAATATTAGAGATGCGGCAGCCCTAGTCTTTAATCAGAATATTTTAAACATAATTGGAGGTCAAGATTTGACACCTGCAGTAGCCGGTGGTGTCCCAGCTCAAGTATTAAATCTTTTAAATTCAGCAAAAGAAACTCTAATAATGGCAGTGGTTGAAGGAGCTATTAGAGATGATAAACCAATTATGACTTTACCAAGAGAAATGAATAAAATGTCACAATCTAATGCTATTTTAGCAGCAGCTATAGCTGCTGCTGCTGCTGGTGGTGGTGTTCTTGTTGCAAATCCTCTCACTGATTCTATAAATAACTCATTTGATATTATTAATTTTGATCATACTGTAGCAGTAAATCTTCCACATATATTAGCAGCAGTTACAGCAGTTAGTAATGCAATTAATATTGCACCAGGTAATTATATTATTACTGATCAATCTATCCAACAATTAATAAATACTCCACAAATAATAAATCAATTAAGACAAGGTGTCATCCCAAATCAAATACCTGGAGCAATATTTACAGCCCTAAATGGTGGTATTGCACCGGCTGCCAACTCTCAAGCTGAGACCGAAATATGTAGAAAAGTGCTAAGAGCCGTTTTAACTGGTTATTTGACTAACGTTCCACCTAAAACAGGTTCTAGTTTGACACAGATTGCTATTGTTCCTAATTCATTTGGTCTTAATGTAAATTCCGATTATATGAATTATATAAAAAAAAGATTTATTATGTGGTTTGTTCAAAGATTAAATCCTAATAATTTTGCTGGTCCGCCGATGCCGACTTTGCCAAATTCTCCCAACGAAGAATTAGTTGCTGGTCCCCCTCTTGCTGCTAATAATGTACTAGCAACCAATTTAATACCCATATATAATCAAATTGAAATAATTATTCAAAATCATTTTACTGGCTTAGAAGCATTAAGACCAGCAGATCTCAAACTAAAAACCTTATCATTAATTATTAAAGTATTAGATAGATTATTTATTAATACACTTAAATCTGAAATATATTTATTATCAGTAAGCAAATTAAAAACAATAATTTTACAAGATAATACAAATCCATCGTATAGTTCTTATAAAAATAGAATTATAAAGTTCCTCAATCAAATGTTGCATAAATCAAATGTTTTAGTTAAATTAGACAAAAAAATAGATCAGATGATATTGATACAAAATCCTCCACCAAATCCTCCACCAAATCCTCCACCAATTCACCAAAATTTTAATATGAATGTTAACCCTAATCATATAATAGATGAAGATAATATAACAAGAATTTTTGATTA